GTGTTCAAAAGGTTTTGAAGTTGATGGATCTCATGTATGACGATGACTACTACAGTGATTGTGTAAAAGGCGCTTATGATGAAGTAAAAGAAAAGAATCGTAATTCACCTTTTGCTACATATATAACTACTATCCTATCCCTTCCGCAGTATAGAGGAAAAACTTGGAATGATAGTATCTTTGGAAATTCTACTAATACCCCTGAAGAGAATAGATTAAATCAGCGTACTATTAAAGCAGGACGCAGAAGATTTGGTAATGGGTATTCAGATGAAGATTATTGTTTCTTGGAGAATGAATATCAAGATTGGATTGGAAGATATGAATGTAATACTAAAGCACAAGAGGAAGTATTTGAAAATTTATCTATATGTAAATTATTAAAACGAAAAGCATTGAATTCAAATAAATCAACAAAAGATATTGATGCTCAGATAACTAACTGGATGAGCGCTGGTAATCTTCAGCCTCGTCAAAACAGTATGGATGCTTTGTCTGATGCTCAAACATTTGGAACTCTTATTCAAAAGTTTGAAGAAACAAGACCATTACCTATTATTGATCCTGAATTACAAGATGTTGATAAGATTGGTAAATATATTGATGTTTTTTATAAAGGTCACATTAGTAAGATGTTAGATTTAGATAATAATTTTTCTCATATTTATGAAGAAGAAATGCATAAATATACTGTTGAGAAACCTCAATATGATGATGAAGAAGACAGCGAGAGTATATTTGCTAAGATATTTGGAGCAAAGTTAGATGGCTAAACAAACAATATCTGAAGTTGCTAACGAAAAATCAAAAAGACTTATGGATGGAATCGCTGTCTGGGCGGCTTTTTATCGTCTTAATCCACATAGGTTTGCTGCTGATTATTTGAATATAAAAAAGTTAAAACCATTTCAAAAGATTAATCTTTATGAAATGATGCATAGCACTAATATAATAAATTTTGGTAGTCGTGGAATTTCTAAAACGTGGCAATTAGCATTGTATTGTGTTATTAAGTGTATTCTTTATCCGGGTACGCAAATAGCTGTGGCTAGTAAAGTTAAAGGACAAGCTAGTGAAGTTATTACGAAAATAGATACTGATTTTTTAAAATTATATTCTTGGGGTTCTGCTAATCTTAAGAATGAAATATCTAAAATATCAACATCTGCTAATAATCCTGTTTGTGAATTTAAAAATGGTTCTAGAATTTTCATCGTTACAGCAAATGATAATGCTAGACATAATAGAGCAAATGTTTTAATTGTTGATGAGTTTCGTATGGTAGATCCGTCTATTATTACAACAGTTCTCAAACGCTTTCTTACCGCGTGTAGATCGCCCGGTTATTTAAATAATCCAGAGTATGCTGATTTAGTAGAACGAAATGTAGAAGTGTATGCTTCATCTGCTTATTATAAAAGTAATTGGAGCTATGATAAAGCAAAAGCTTATTTTGCCAATATGCTTGATGACACAAAAAAGTATTGGATATCTGCCCTTCCTTATCAGCTGGCGATTAAAGAAAAGTTATTACAGCGAGATCAAGTAATGGATGAAATGTCTGAGCAAGATTTTGATCCTATAGCTTGGATTTTCGAAATGATGACACTGTTCTATGGAGAATCTCAAAATGCTTTCTTTAAATCTGATGATCTAAATAAATGTAGGAAGTTGAAAGATTGTTTTTATTCTCTTGAAATGTACAGTAAACGTGGTATATCTGTACCTGATTTATCATTTGGAGAAAGGCGAATTATTTCAATCGACGTTGCTCTTATGGCATCAAAAAAACATAATAATGATGCTACTGCAATTTGGATAAATAGAGCAATTCCTACAGATTCACAATCTTATAAAAGTAATTATGTATATATGGAAACTCATGAAGGTCAAACAACCGATGAACTTGGTATGATGATTATGAGATATTTCTATGAATATAAATGTACAGATGTTGTGTTAGATACACGTTCGTTTGGGTTATCAGTTTTTGATTTTATTTGTAGAGATCAATTTGATCCTATGACCGGTAAAACATATGGAGCACTTACTGCAATAAACAATGATGATATGGCAGCTAGATGTCGTAATAAAAATGCTAAAAAGGTAGTTTGGTGTATAGATGCATCTGCTCAATTTAATAGTAGAGGATATAATCATTTGCGTTCGGCATTTCAAAATGGAAACATTAGTTTATTATGTCATGAGTTTGATGCAGAAGAAGCTGCAAAAAATATATCTGGTTATGGTCATATGACAGATAAAGAAAGAGCATTATTAATATTACCATATGTTCAAACATCAATGTTTATCAATGAGGCTATTAGTTTGGATTATGAAGTAAATAATGATCTTGTAAAATTAAAAGAAAAATCTGGAATGCGTAAAGATAGAGTAAGTAGCATTATGTATAATAATGCTGTTGTTCAAGAATTATCAAATAAATTAAAACCTAAAAAACAAGATAGAAAATCGCTCGTAGACAAATTACCTTTCAAGATAAGGAAGTCAACGAGCGAATTTGATTAATAGGAGGTGTCTAATGGCACAGACTAAATCCAGCAGTGCTACTAGCACCGCTAAACGTACTACTGCTGAAATGCGTGAGTGGTATGAAACGCATAAATCAGCAATAGAAAAGTTCGAGAAGATCCAGAACGGAATACAACTGATAAATCCAAGTAAGGATGTTAGTAGAACTTATACGATTTTCAAGCGTGAACTTCTTCGTAACTATATGAAGAATCCTTATAAGAATTATGCAAAACTTATTGAGTTAAGCCGGTTCTTATATTTACGCTCTAATCCATACAGAAAGATAATTGGCTATAATGCTTCAATGATCAATGTCAACTATCGTTCTATCATACCAAAAAAAGAATGGACTGATATTGCTAGTCCGGAAGAAATAATGAAAGATTATTATGACACTTGTAGATTTTTTGGAGTGTCAGATATGCAAGCAGAAATATATAAGATGTGCGTAATTGCATGGCGTGAAGATACTGCTTATGGTTGTATCTATCATAATGATGATGGAGTATTTATTCTTCCACTTCCTTATGACATATGCAGAGTAGAGGGAATGTATAATGATGGCGGACTTGCTTATTCTGTAAAGATGAGTTATTTTGATGCTCATCAAGATCAGATAGAATATTATGGTGAACCATTTGATTCTATGTATAGAGAATATCTTAATGATAAACAGAATGGTTTGTGGCAACATATGCCAGATAAATATTGTTTCTGTATTAAAGTTAATCTTGATGACCCTACTATTCCTTTGCCACCTTATATGGCTTTGTTTAATAGTATAATTAATCTGTGTGATACCGAAGATTTGCAGGCTGATAAAGATAAGGCTTCTGTTTATAAGCTACTTTCTTTTGAATTAGAAACAGATGGAAGTCCTGATCCCGATAGTTTTACAGTTGACGTAGATACGGCAATTGATTATTTTGAAAAGGCAAAAGAGTCTTTACCTGCATACGTAGATGCAATTCTTACTCCTGTTAAAGTTAATCCTATATCATTTAAAGATGATCAGGCTGCGGATGTAAATATTATTGAGAACGCTACCAAAACTTTATATAACAGTAGTGGTGGTGCTCAGATATTAAATTCATCTTCTATCTCAACTACTATAGGTTGGATGAGCGCATTGATTGCAGATGAACAGTATGGTACGAATACTTTACGAGCACAGATACAAAATTTCTTTAATCGTTGGATTAAGTTTTATCAAAAAACTAATTGCGAGTTGGTTCTTCTTCCTGTCAGTCCATATACTAAACAAACTTATATAGATCAATTAAAGAGCCAGTTCACTTACGGTATGCCGTTAAGATTAACGCTTGGTGCATTGGATGGATTTAGTGAATTACAGATGTTAAGTCTTGCTAATTTGGAAAACAATATTATGAATCTTAATAGTTCGTTTATTCCTCCTATGTCATCTAATACCCAAAGTGGCAATGGTGAAAATAGTGAAGTAGGTCAGGGTCGTCCAGAAATATCCAATCCCGGAGAACTCACGGACGAGGGTGACGCTTCACGTTCAAAGTGAGGTGTCAAATGAAAAAGAAAATATTTACTTTACAAGAATTATATGCTTATGTTCAGACAGGTCGTTCGTTTGAATATTTTGCTAAAGATGAAAAGGAAGAACTTAAAGTATTAGTTGATAGTAAAATCGTTTTCGGTACAAAGGATGATTCTGATGCTACCGAAGGGTTACTACCAGTTGAACTTTATTCGTGCCATTTAGGTGAAAATCTAAATGGTTCTTTTATTTCTGAGAAGTCTGGAAAGAAAGCTCTCCCGTCGTTCGCAAATCGCCCCATTTTAGGATATATACATGACGTTGATGGTCGGCCCGAATTCTATGGTCACAACATGGTTGAAGGTGAAGACGGGGATATTATTTATTATGAGATTCCTGTCGGAGTTATCCCTGAAAGTAATGAGGCTAGATTTGAAGAAAAAGATGAGAAAACATATATCGTTGTAAAGGGATATATCTATAAAGAATATTCCAAAGCGGCTGAAATACTTGAGCGTGAGGGCGAATGCTTTTGCAGCGTAGAGCTTTCGGTTCGTGAGTTTAGTTATAACGCCAAAGATAAAGTCATCGTATTCGATGACTTTTATTTTTCGGGTGTAACTATTCTCGGCAAAGACGACAACGGTAAAGATGTTAAACCCGGAATGTCGGGTTCAAACATAAAAGTACTCCATTCAGAAGATGGAGGTAATGCGTTAATTGACATACTTGAAAAGTTAAATAATACACTTTCAAGATTCAATGATAATCAAACTGGAAAGGAGGAACCTACAGTGACTTTATTTGATGAACTTCTTGCACAGTATGGGAAAACTGTTGAAGATGTAACGTTTGAGTACGAGGGGCTTTCTGATGACGAATTAAGAAAGGCTTTTGAGGAAGCTTTTGGAGTTGTTGAGCAATCCGTAGAAAACATCGAACCCGAATTGGTGGAAGATCCCGAGCCGGAAAATAATTTAGTACCTGAACAGATGGAGGTACAGCCTGTTTCTGACCCCGCTCCTGTTTCAGATTCTGAGCCAGCTCTAGAATCAGAACCGGTTGAAATTGTTAATGTTGAGTTTACGGCAAAGATTGGAGATCAAATCAGAACATTTAGTGTTTCACTTAATGATAAGCTTCAGGCTATATATACGCTTGTTAATGCTACTTATGGCGAACTTGATGATGATTTCTATGATTGTACGGTTTATGAAGATACAAAGACAATTGAGATGTTCGGATATTTCAGGGGCAAGGCATATCGTCAGACATATAAAGTCAGGAATAACGAATATCAGCTTGTTGGTGACAGAGTAGAAATCTTCTGCAAGTGGATGACCGAGGATGAACTCAACCAGTTTGAGAACATGAAGTCTAACTATGCCGCTCTGAAACAGTTTAAGGCTGATAAAGAAGCCGAGGCTGTTCGCGAGGAAAAGATGAATCTGCTTGTTGATTATGCGGCTATTAGTGAAACTGATGAGTACAAGGCTCTTGTACAGAACATTGATACATATTCAAAAGATGAAATCACAGAGAAGGCTGATGCTATTGTTGGCAAGTATGCCCGTCAGGGTAAGAACTTTAGTTTTAATGCTGAAGCTCCTACAGCTCCTACAAAGCATTTCTTTGGATTTACAAATATTAATGATGAGAGCAAAGCTCCGTCATATGCAAAATTTCTTGATTAATTATGGAGGTAAATAAAAATGGCTCAGAATTTGTTTAATAATACAAAACATGCCGTTGCTGGTAGTTCTCGTCTTGCGGCTACTACTACCGTAGGCGGTCTGGGAATTGTTGATATTAAGATTTCTATGGATCTTGATAATGGAACGATTATTGGTAAGGGAACTCTTTATGCAGGTCAGGTTTATAACATGGCTGCTCCTACCACTTTTACTGGAAAGATTATTGACAGGGCAGCTAATGGTAATTGGTATGTAGAGGTTACAGCTGCGTCTAACGCTTATCTCGTACTGACCGTTCCTACTACTTATTATGATTATACTGCTAAAATGCGTAACGAGAATACTTTCTACAATGCAAACGGTGATATCGTTCGTGCATATCCTCTGTTTGTTGGTGATATATTCGAGCTTTCGGCAGAGGGCTTTGATGGCACTCCCGTAAAGAACAAGACTGTTACGTTTGATTCTTCTACCTATCAGGTTGAAGTAGATGCGTAAGGAAGGAGGATAAAATAATGACTGATAGAATTCGTGCAATTTTCAGTAAGGAAGATGGTGCCGATCTTGGTGCGTTTAATGATCTTCTGACTACTGTTGGAAGTGGCAAAGTTTGCTACAATAAGGAAAATAAAGAAGTATCTAAGGAAGATGCTAATGAGAAAATTCGTCAGGTAATGTTCGAGGTTCTTGAGATCCCCGAGGGAACAAAGGGTCCCGCTCTGAGGAAGGCTATTCGTAAGCATCAGAATGAAGTATTTGAAGTAATCGAAGTTACTCTTCAGGATATGATTAATACTGGTTGGGGTCAGAATCCGTTCTTCAATGAGTATGTTGAGCGCAAGAGTCTTGCGTTTGGTGATACTAATGAGTTTGTAACTGAGGATAAGACTATCCTTTCTGTAAGTGAGCTCTCGGGTGGCCACTGGAATATTATAAGGCAAAGACTCGGTGCTGGAGAAACCTTTAGTGTTAAGACTTCGTGGCTTGGGTTTAAACATTGCAGACCCCTTGTAGCGTGAGCTGCATGAAAAATTAATGCATTGAATTGCTGGAAAATCCTAAAGACAATTAAACCACAACGTAGAAATGAAATAAGTTCAAGCGTGATGGTTACGAAAGTAGAAAAAATTAATTGTATGAAGACGAGGTTAAATCCCCTGTCTTTTTTTAATGGACAATCAGCAGCCAAACCCCGAATAGGGGGAGGTTCAACGACTATCCCATAGGCTTATGAAAATAAGCAATAGGAGTACGACCGCAAGCGAATGGCGGTGGGTGAGATTCCCTTAATTGGAAGTGGTGCATATCCATCAATGGATAAAGATATAGTCTAATCACGAATGAAAGTTCGTGGGGCAAAAGTCCAACTAGGAGTTGCGTCCTTATTTATTTTCCCAAATTAAATTATAAACAGAAAGAGATGATATTAATGTCTGAGCAATCTGGTATTTATTGTATAGAAAATATAATAAATAATAAAAAATATATTGGACAAACAAAAAGATTAAATGACAGATGGTATCATCACAGGAGTTTATTACGAGATAATAAACATACAAATGATCATCTTCAAAAAGCTTGGAATAAATATGGTGAAGAAAATTTTAAACACTATGTTTTAGAATATTGTGATTATAAATTATTGGATGAACGTGAAATATATTGGATTCATTATTATAATACGACTGATAGAGAATATGGTTATAATTCAAAAGAAGGCGGACAAAATGGTGGTTCAGTTTATACGGAAGAATCTTGTAAAAAGATGAGTGAATCTCATAAAAAATTATTAGAAGATCCAGCTGAACGAGAGAAATTAAGTCAATATTCTAAAAGAGTTTGGGCTAATGAAGATTATCGGAAAAGTAGAAGTGGTGAAAATCATCATATGTATGGTAAAAAATTACCAGAAGAATGGAGAAGAAAAATATCTGAGAGTGGAAAAGGAAAACATTGTGAACGAACTCCAGCTCAAATAAGAGCTTTAGAGATTGTTCATCAAAATTATAAACCTAAAAATAAAATTCTTACTCCTGTTAGATGTATTGAATTAAATAAAATTTATGATAATCCTACTGTTGCTGCTAACGAATTTGGAGTTTATACTTCTTGTATTACAAGAGTATGTAATGGTAAACGACAAACTTTTGCAGGATATCATTGGGAATATTTTGAAAATAATAATGGGGAAAATAATAATAGTTAAATATAAATGAGCTGTTTATACTGAGTATGAGCGCTTCATGACTGGTGCAGTTGACTGGGCTGGTATGATTAACAAGGTATATGAAGCACTTGATAAGAAGTTTAATGCCATGATTTTCTCTGTATTTAATGGCATTGAGACTCAGCTGCCTGCAGGTGGTCAGTGGTATATTTCGTCTCAGCTTAATACTACTACTGAGCCTCAGCTGCTTCAGTTAATTCAGGATGTTGAGACTGCAAACGGAACCGAAGTTACTATTATGGGTACTAGGTTCGCTCTTGCAAAGCTTACCAATCTTGAGAATGTTAACTGGATTTCTGACGACATGAAGAAGGAGCGCAACACTCTTGGCCGTGTTGGTTACTACATGGGTTACAGACTTGTTGAGCTGTCTCAGGTATTTGCTGACAATGATACTACTACTCGTCTTGTTCCTAACGATAAGCTTTATATTATGCCTACTGCTGATAACAAGTTTATCAAGGTTTATGATGAGGGTGATGTTCTTGTTCGTGAGAATACTGACAACACTAAGAATACTGATATGACTTATGAGTATGATGTTCAGTATAAGATGGGTGTCGGTGTTGTAATCGGCAGGATGTTCGGTGTATGGAGAATCCTTTCCTAATTGAATAATTATAAATATTTTAACCGGCGCGGGAATAATCTCGCGTCGGTATTTATTTGAATAAAAGGAGAATTATTAAAATGGCTAATACTAAAGCAAAGACTACAAAGGTTGTAGACGAAGAAGTTGTTGAGACCAAAACTACTGTAAAGAAATATGAACCTACTGACAGTATTGAGTGTGTATCAGTTACTGCGGGTAGACTTATGATGATTGGTAAGAAAACAAAGAATCTTTATGATTGGGCTAATTGTGGAGATACTACCTATGTTGAGTATCAGGATTTGAAAGCTGAAATGCTTACTGCAAATAGTCCTATTATTTATGAGCCTATGATTCTTATTAATGATCAAGATATCCTTGATTTACCGGAATTTGTAAAGCTTAGAGACGTATACAAGAATGTTATCTCTGCGGAAGAGATTGATAATTTCTTTAATCTTTCCACTCAGCAATTCCAGAGTCAGCTTAAGAAACTTCCTATAGGTATTAAAAATACTATTAAAGCTATTGCAGCTGATAAGATTGAAAACGGAACTCTTGATAGTATTAATAAGATTAAGATTCTAGATGCAACATTGGGTACTGATCTTTACAATCTTTTAGTGCGTTGATAACGGAGGTGAGTTAAATGCTCTCTGTTACTTTTGACACAATATATTCGCGGTTTCTTTCAAAGGTTCAAGCATATGATTTGTTAGAGCTTACTAGCGACGAATGCTATGAACAAATGAATGAGTGGTTAATGTCTGTCAAAGCTGATCCGAGAGTGCGTAAATTATTCACTTCGTTGTCAGTAGATGACATTAGCAAAACCGTGTCTTTCACTATGAAAAATCCAGAGGATGATAATAGTGATGTTGACTTCGTTATAGAGATATTCGGATTAGGTGTAGCTTGGAAGTGGGTTGAACCGAAGTATAAATCGGTTCTTAATACAAGTCAGTTCTTTGGTGGTAAAGAACAAAAATTGAGAGTAGCTT